TGTACCAATAGACGAAGCTAACATACACTACGCTGAAATCAAACGACAAGTTGATGCAGGTGAACTTACAATAGAGGATGCAGACTAATGGCAATATCAAAGATAGGAAGAAACGCAACAGATACAGGTATTACAGATAATAGTGATGCTAGTAACGCTATCAGAATAAATTCTAACGAATCTGTTGGTATAGGTTCAGACGTTACTACGAGTGATTTAAATATAGGTAAAGGTATAAATAGTAACTATGCTGGAATACAGTTTACATCACCTAATACTGCTACTGGTACAATTATTTATTTTGGAGATAGTACAGATAATGACTACTCTTCTATAACAGCTTTTGCTAGTGGTGCTGGTGAAAATGGAAGAATGAGATTTATAGCCGGTACACAAGAAGCATTAAATATATCTAATAATGGTAATATATCAACTGATGCTAATTCTGCAAGTGGCACTTCTATGATTATAGATAATAATGCTACAACTAATCCTTTTGGTGTAGCTATTAGAACACCTAATGCTGCATTAGATAATAATACTACATACTTTTTAAATTGTGCAGATAGTGGAAAACAAGCTTGTGTTATTTTTAGTGATGGTGACATTAAAAATGATGATGGTGTGTATGGTTCATTTTCTGATGAAAGAATTAAACAAGATATTGTAGATGCTAATTCTCAATGGGATGATATTAAAGCATTAAAAGTTAGAAACTTTAAAAAGAAACATGATGTAGCAGTTTATGGCGATAAGGCATGGACACAAATTGGAGTTATTGCTCAAGAGTTAGAAAAGACAAGTCCTAAATTAGTTAAGTCAAGTGACCCTAGTTCTTTTGATATAAAGACTAGTTCTGAGTTTGGTACGTTATACGAAAAAGGTGATGAAATACCAGAGGGTAAAGAGGTTGGTGATGTTAAAGAAATAAAAGACCAAGTTAAATCAGTTAGTTACTCTGTTCTTTACATGAAAGCAGTCAAAGCACTCCAAGAAGCAATGGCAAGAATAGAAACACTAGAAGCTGAAGTAAAAGCACTGAAAGAAGCATAATGGAAGTAAACCCAATACTATTTTGGAATGGACTACTAACACTCGTCATAGCACCTGCTATATGGGTGTTTCGTGGTATGTTTAATGAAGTAAAACGCTTAGATATTCTTCTTAATAAGACACGAGAGGAATATGCAAAGCGAGATGATGTAAAAGAAGATATGCACGACATTATGGATGCTATGAAGAGATTAGAAGACAAGTTAGATAAGATACTAATAGGCAAGTAATATGGCAACAGTAGATAAAAGAAACAAACCTATAAGAGATGTAATAGGTCAACAAGCTCTAGGCAATGTAGATCTTGGAAAAGCTGCATATAAACCTACAGATCAAAAAGTACAACAAGATGAGTTGTTTAGTGATAAAGATCAGTATGAAATGCCAGTTACAGATTACGAATCTGCTGCACAAGCACCTGCAGTAGGACAACCAGTTGCACCCACTCCAAAAGATGCAAGTACATACGATGCTGCTACAATAGGTCCAATTGGAACAATAGATCCTGCTACTGGACAACCAACACGAACTGTTACAGGTCAAAAAGGCGAGATTACAGCAGACTTTACTGCAGAAACAGGAAAGGCTACTACTGTTGATCCAATAACAAAACGTACAGTTACCTCTGATGAAACTTTTGATCCTGCTACTGCCACACCAGAACAACTATCTGATATTAACATACAAGCTGCAACAGCAGAACCTACTGATTTAGCCACTACACGAGGACAACTTCAATTATTAGAAAAAGACTTTGAAGGTGGTAAAATACCACCATATGCAGCAGGACCTATACGTGCAGCCAATGCTCAGATGTTAGCAAGGGGTATAGGTGCTTCTTCAATGGCAGGACAAGCCATACTTCAAGCTGCAATGGAAAGCAGTGTTCAAGTTGCTATGCAAGATGCTAAAGCATTTCAAGCTTTTGAGATGCAAAACTTATCTAACAAACAACAAGCTGCAGTCTTGAATAAACAAATGAGAGCAACTATTTTAGGACAAGAGTTAACTAATCAACAACAGACTGCTGTTATAAATGCTTCTAAATTTACTGAAGCAAATAACCTTAATTTTACATCAGAACAAACAGTTGCGTTAGAAAATTCTAGAATGGCACAACAAATGGAATTAACAAATGTGTCTAACAAACAAGCTATGGCTGTTCAAAGAGCTGCATCTGTGGTAAACATGGATATGACAAACTTAAATAACAGACAACAGGCTGAAGTACAAAATGCTCAAGCGTTCTTACAAATGGACATGGCAAGTCTTACAAATAAACAACAAGCAGAGGTGTTAGAGTTTCAAGCAAACAATCAAAAACTTTTTACTCAAGCTGCTGCTGTTAATGCAGCTGAACAATTTAATGCAACAAGTGAAAATCAAGTTAATCAGTTTTATGAAACACTTGGTGCAACTGTTCTTAAACAAAATGCAGATAGAAAAGCTGCACAAGATCAATTCAATGTAGATCAATATAACGCTCAAGTACGTTACAATCAAAAACTAGCAGATGCACGTGATAAATTTAATTCAGAAATGAGGATGCAAATTGATCAATCTAATATTGCTTGGAGAAGAAACATAAACACAATGAACAACGCAGAACAAAACAACGCTAATAAAGTTAACGCTGCGGCAATACTAGGTTTAACAACAGCTTCACAAAATAATATGTGGCAACAATATAGAGATGAAGCTAGTTGGGCATGGACAACTTCAGAGAATGTAGATCAACGTAACTTTAATTTAGCTATGACAATACTTGGACAACAATTTGCTGTTGATATGTTTGAAGCCGAAGTTGAAGCAGGAGCTGCGGCAGCAACAGGAGCATTGATGAATGATTTATTTGAAGGCGTGTTTAATAAAGTATTGGGTATAGGTTAGGAGAATATTATGTTTTTAATGGATGCTATAGTTGGTTCAACATTAACCAAATTAGGTCAACCAAGAAATCAAAGTAGACCTGATTCACGTGTATCAAAACAAATCTCTGCTAAGAAGTATATTGATATGGCTAATAAAACAACAGAAGATGCAGATGCAAGGCAAAAATATACTAGACCTCCAAATACATTACCAGATAATGAATTTTTAAAAACTGTAGATAATCAATATGGTAGAATGTTATCTACTTTAGATGAAACAAAAAGAGCATACATCAATCAATTAAAAAGACAAAATTTAGATTACCTTATAAAAAAAGTAGAATATGATTTTAGTTTTTCTGATACAAAAGAAGGTGAAAGAACAAAATTATTAAAGTTGGATACATAAAATGAAATTAGAATTATTAGATAATGATCCTTTTAATGCACCAACACCCGGACAAAGTCTAACAGATACTCCGGGTAAATGGCAATGGGAACAACCTGCACAAATAAATGATCCTGTTGAAGCTTTTGAAAAAGTGTTATCAAGCTTACAAGATCCTTTAACAACTGAAACTGTAAACAAACTAATGTACGTAGGTGTTTCAATAGAAACAATACTGAGTGGTATTATGGTAAAGATGTTTGGTGAAGGTGTATTTACACCAGATGTTGCAGAAATGATAAAACCACTATTAGCACGTTATCTTATAAAACAGGCAGATGAAAACGGAATAAAAGCAAATATAGTTAACAAGTTTCCTAAACCACCATTAGGTGATGGAGATACACTTGATTTGTTAAAAAAACTTAGACCAAAAGAATATTCTAACTTAATGGAAAAAATAAACAATAAACAAGAAATAAAAGAACCACAAGGTTTTATGGTAAAGGATGAAGAACAATGAGTTTTATGAGTGGTATACCAAGAATAAAACCAAATATAGGTAAAATTAAAAAGGCATCGTTTTTTCAAGGTGCAGCAGAACGCTATTTGCAAAATAGAGATAATGAAAAACAACAAGCAATAGAAGAAGCTAAATTAGAACTTGATAGAAAAGGTCTTGAAAATCAAGAAATGGCTTATAAAATTCAATTAGAAAATTTACAAAATACAAAACAAAAAAATTTATCACAAGAGAATTATCAAAAAGCACAAATAAAATTAGCACAAGGAATTACAGAACTTCCTAACTTTTTTTACTTAAATGAAGCAGGAGAAAAAGAAAAATTTACTTATGTAAATCCAACAGTAGGTAGAACAGGTGATGATGCTAAAATGAATCCTTCAGATTATAGAAATATTGTTTTACAAATTAATGATTTTTTAGATCCTAATTTAAACTCTGATAAAGTATTAAAAAATAAATTAAATGCGATAAGTGGAAGTAAAGTTTTTAATGAGTTTTTAGTAAAAAATGTACAAGAAATGTCTAAAGCAACAAAGGAAGAAGATGTAAATACTGGTTTAGACTCAACTGTTTTTCATGGAGCTATTATAACACCTGTAAATAATTTTACTAATCAAGATGATTTTAAAAATTTAATTGATAATTTTACTAATCTACCCAACAGAGGTATGAGTTTAAGAGATTACATGATACAGTTGCAAGAGCAGGGTTTTACTGATGCAGGTATAGATATAAAAAATGCTGACTATAACAACATTAGTTTTATTGTTGATGATGAAGGTAGAGCAACTTTATATGATGATGTAAGATCAGCTAAGAGTGAAATACCTGCAGGGTCTGTACTCTCTGCAAAAAATATGTTTCAGAAAAGTGCTGAAGAGGAAGATTTTAGAAAGAAAATTTTAGTGTTTAGAGCAAAAGGAAATCTTAATACAGATCCAGAAGTTATTAGTATTGGTTCTGTTATAGGTTCTGAAGCAGCTAAAAAGTATATAGATATATCTAAAATAGGAGATGGTTCTGGTCCTACCAGTTCAGAAATGTTAGATGTTGCTAAATTTATATCTACATTGGCAACAGACTTTAGTAAAGAAAAAGTTAATTATAATACAGGTCAAATAAGAAATACAGATGAAACAAAAGTTTTAACACGTGGACTTGTAAATGCTTACATTGTTCAAAATGCAACAAAGTATGGAGATATAATAGAAAAAGGTGGAAAACTATATCTTAAAACAAATCCAAGATATGCTAAACAAAAAATTGATTTAGAGAAAAATACAAAACTTAAAAATTTGTTATTGAATAATATTAGTGTATCTGAAGCAGGTTATAAAGATATTAATGTGCTTTTTGGTTTAGATGCCGAAATGGAACAAATGCTTGTTAATCGTGTTGCTGATGGAAGTATAACTGAAGCTGAAGCTGATGAGTTTAGAGAGTACAAAATCGGAGAATCTGTAACTGGAACACTCTTTGATAATCTAATGACATTTAAAGAAGTTTCTTCAGGTATTTTTAAAGCAATTACAGGAATGGCTGCAGAGTCAATTAAAGGTGATCGAAGTGTAATAGATAGCTTTGAAGGGAATGATGAACTTAATGCTAAAGGTAATCAAGCTTTGCTATTAGCATCAACAGAGTATACAGGAAGAATAGAATTTTTAAATCAACAATACAAAGATAACAAAATTGATAAAGATTTTTATAATAAAAGAATAAAAGCAGAAGGTATTAAAATTAGATTAGCTTTTAAATTAGCTTCTATTGTTCAAGGTGGTGGTACTGGTGGAAGAACTATTTCTAACCAAGACTATGACGTTATTATAAAATCCCTATACGGAAAAACAAATTCAAGTTTTAAAGAATCTCTTGCATATGTTAGACACGTTCTATTTAGAACTGCAGAGGTAAACAGAATTTTTCAAGAATATGCTGATACAGGTTTTCAACAAGAAGTTTCAGACGTAGCAGGAAACTATATAGATGCTGACTATAACATGAGAACAGATTCTCGTCTTACAACTTATAGTCCAAATAAAGATTCTTTAGTTCAAATACAAGAAGCAGAATCTAATTTAAATACAAAAAATCAACAAGCATTTATGAATAATATTATAGGAAGTGATCCTAACAGATTAACAGGTATTATTAATAGTTTTGGAAACTCTCAAAGTGATAGCTTCATAGGTTTAGGAACTAATTCTCAAAAATTAATTATAGGTAGTATCCCTAGTGTAAACCTTACTCCAACTCGTAAAAGACAAAAAGCTAAAGTATTTAAGAATTTCTCAAGTTCTATATTGTTACCTCACATTATTATAGATAGAAAAAATCAAAATATACCTGTAAATGATGATCTTCTACTTAAATCTTTAACAAGTATTTTTAACAGTCAACCTTTTGCTCAAGGTATGCTTGATGATTTTAAAGCAATGGCAGAAGTTAACAATTTAAGTGAATTAGGAGATGCTGACGCTGTTCGTAAAATAATGACTGATAATTTAATTTCAATGAGAAATGGAACAGAAGGTTCTGGTGATAATAAAAGGTTTATATTATCAGCTAAAAATAGATCAATACTAAGTGGTGTTATTGATGAAATAAAAGGAACTACTAGTCCTAATGTAGCTGCAGTTGGTGGTGCAGGTGGTGCAGGTGCTACAGGGGGTGGTGGTGCAGGTACTACAGTTGACCTTAAAATAAAACCTGATCAACTTATAATTAAACCTTCAGGCTTTGGTCAAACAAAAACTGATTTAGAATTAAATACTGATCAAATAAATGCAGGTAAAAAATTATTTGATCAAAAAATGAAAGAGTTTGATCAATATGAAAATGAAGACCCATTGGGAAGAGGTAAAAGAAAAATTGTAAATGGAAAAGCTATGTCTTTTCAAGATTATTCAACTGATGCCTTTGTTGAAATGTTTGGAGAATCTTTAAAAACTGATAGATACTATGCACAATTTTTAAATCAAATAGGACAAAGAGGTGTTAGTTCTACATTATTTGGGAGCATATTTTAATGGCAATATACAATGACGATGGCAGTATGGTTCTATCAAGTGTTCAAAAATCACCTGAAGAAATAAGAAAAGAATTAGGAGTAGAAGAAACACCAAGATATCAACAAATCGGTTTAGAAGTTGCTAAAGCAATACCTAGAGGTGCTGTTAAAGGTTTAAAAGAAACTGCTAAACTTGCTCCACTTGCTGTACAATATGCTCCTTTTGTTGCCATGCCTTTCGAGTATGCAGGTAGAAAAGTAGGTGGATTTTTTGGTGACGATGATCAGGATAACAATTACAGTTGGAGTTCAGAAGTAGGTGATTATAAAAGATTAGTCAATACTTGGGGTGAGTTTTCTAGAATGGAAGATGCACGTAAAGGTCTTGATAATGCAGCGTTACCTTTAATCGAAGCTTTAGAAAAAGAATACGAAACAAAATTTGGAGATTATGCAGAACTACTTGGTGAGTTTGCATCTCCACTAGCACCTTTAAAAGCTGTTACTATGGGAGCAAGAGCTTTTAATATAGCTAACACATTACCACAACTACAAAGCACAAAAAGAAAACTACTTAAAGAATTAAATAAACAATCTAATACACAGCTTGACTCTTCTGTTCTTGCTTCTCCTCGTAAAACATATGAAGCATTAAAGAAAGAGGGTATAAAGTTAGATAGAGATGCTGAACGTGAATTAGCCTATATTCAAAAAAATCAAAAGAAAGTAAACAAACTTGAAGCATATAATAAAGCTTCTTTAAGAGCTAATAATATTCTTACAAGAGATATTGCTTCTGCAGCTTCTGCCGCCTTTGCTGTTCATTACGTTGAAAATAACTTTGAAGAAGAAAATGCAGTCTACTTAGCACCTCTTGCAGGTATTGGAGCTGCTATTTTTGCTCCACCATTATTTATAGGTCATGGTCGTCAAGCTCTATATAATCTATTAGGTAAATATCACGAGTTAAGAGGTAATGAAGACGCTGCATTGGACATGGCTATCAGGGCAAGGGGTGTTGACGTTGATGAAATTAGAGATGCAAGTGGTAGAAAAGTAACAGATCCAGATGAGTTACGAAGAAGAAAACAAGAGATGATAGCTACTTCTGCACCTGAAATTAAATTTTATAAAATGTTAAATGCAGAAATAGATAAATTACCTGCAAAAGAAAAACAATCTTTAATGTTCTCTTTAGATCACTACAATCACATATACGAAAAATTTAGGAGAAGAGCTATTGATAAAAATCGTAAAGAGTTAGCTGATAACTTTATTCCGTTAATTGGAAATGTTGTTCAATTAAATTCCATACGTTCTCTTCACAAAACTTTAATGGGAACACTAAACTCACAATTTCTGTTAGATCCACGTAAAAGAATTTTTAGAGCAAGAGTAGGCAATGAACTTGATGATGTTACTAATATGTTAGCACAACAAGCTGAACTTGTTCGTTTAGAATTTGAAGATCTAAAAAAATTGGGTAAACTAACTGATCCTACTACAGGTCAAATGTATGATGAAATTGATTCTTTAATGAATGATTTTAAAAAGGTAGACTTAGATACAAGAGGTTATCTAGATAGTGTTCAAGGTCAAATAGGTAGAAACTCTAAAAATATTCTTAACAGATTAGAATTAGGCACTGTTGGTAAAAGAGATATTGAAGCACAGTTAAAGGCAAGTAAAGCTATTAACTCATTAGCAGAAAAATACAACATAAACAGAAGATCTATAACAGAAGATTTTAATGAAAAAAATTCTGAATTAGTTTTAAAAGGTTTTTTAAATGCCCAACAGAAAGTAAACGATGCTTACAATAAAGCTTTAAAAGATGAGAATGGAAAAGATATAACAGTTAGCTCTCCAGTGGTGATAGATAAATTAAAACAACTTCTTCAGGACAAAGAAAGTAAATCTATACTAGCTACTCAAGGAGATCCTTCTATTAATCTTTTAAAATTGTTTCAAAAAGAAGTACAAGAAAATTACATTGTAGATTTTTTAACAAAAGATTTAACTAAGTCTGAAGAATTACTTGAAAATATTGACACTTTTTTTCAATATAATAAAAGATTATACATTAGATCAAAACTACCGAAAGATGCAAATGGAAATGTTGACCTCGCATCTCAAGAAGCTCAAGACCTTGCAGAGCAATTTAATAGGGGTTCAGGGTACAAACAATTTTTAAAGCATAAAGCAAGGCATGAACGAGGTTCAACTATAACTCAAAAAGAAGAAGCTGCTTCATTTATAAATAGATATTTTCTTAGTAAAGATAAAGATGATACAAATTTTTTATTAAATGCTAATGAATTTCAACTTGCAAATCCACAGAGAGTAATGGCTTTTGTTGATGATATACAAGAAGAAGCTATGGGTGCTAATATGCGTTTAACAGATATTCAAAGTGTTCGTTCTAAATTTCAAGAAAAAAGATTATTTGGTAGAACAGCTGCACAAAAAGAAGACGGTAAACAAATGGTAGAAGCGTTAGATTCTTTTTTTGATTTAGATCTTATAGAAAACCCTGATGATTTAGCAAACTATTTAGATAAACTTATAATTGCAAATCAAATATATAAAGATAATATGCTTCCTTTTAAATCAATAGATTTTCAAAGACACAGAAGACTACATTCAGAAGCAATGGGTTTAGAAGATGAATATAAAAGTGCAAGAGAATTTTATAAAGATTCAGGTGATGCAACTAAACTTATAGAGCTTTCTAAAAGAGTTGCCGCAAAAGGAACTGGTGGAGATGATCTAATGAGAGCATTGGTAGATCCTAATAGTCAATTAACAAAAACAGCATCATCTCAACCTGCCAGAGTGTTAACTTCTTTACTGAATAATTTAGATTCAAACACAGATCGTAATAGTTTGAAAGAAGCTGCAATAACTTCTATTACCAGAGCTTTGAGAGAAGCAGAGGAAAAAGGAGATGCACTTTCTATGACAAATCGAATAACAGACACCTACATTGACAATTTTAGAAATGCAAAATTAATCAGTGATGGAGATGCTGAAACTCTAAGGAATATTTCAATTTGGAATAAAAAGGCTTTTCAAGATTATACAACATCTAACATACCTATTTTTAAAGAAGCTGAAACATCTTTAAAAGCCATAGGAAGAAAGTATGGCGATTCGATTGAAAATAATATAATTCGTGCAGTTCTTAAAGCACAAGAAAGAGCAGATAATCCTGAGAAAGTAGCACAAATAGTCAAAGAACTTACAAACTTAACAATAGGTAAATCAGGAAAACTAAAAGGATTTAAATCTTTTGTAAGAGAAACAGATGAGTTAGATGAAGATCTTAGTCGTATCACAGATATTCTTAAAGATGAAGATATAAAGAATGGTACTAATTTTTTACAAGAAGCAAAAGATTATCTGTATGGTGAAGACGGTAGTGTAACAGGTTTGCAAAGACTTCTTGATTACTATAGAAAAGGTGATGGTAGAGGTGACACAGTAGAGGTTTTTGATGAGGTTACAAAACAAAAAGTAAAAATGACCGAAGGAGAAATTGTACTAAAAGCAATAGATGATATATTTATGCAACATCTTATAAACGTAGGTTTTTCAGCAACAGACAGAATGTCCAGTATATCAAATATGAATGTTTTTACAAGAAGGGGAAGAAAGTACGCTCTTAACTATCAACAGAACATTGATGCTCCTGCTTTACAAGAAGCTGCAGAAGACTTAAAACCATATCTAGAAGCTATACATGGTTCTGATAGCACAGTAATAAAAGAACTAGATGATTTGTTAGAAGTAAAAAAGATAATATCACAAAAACCTTTTGACAAAGATGATGCAACAATAGCAGGTATGCCTAGTATGATGTCTATTGAATCAGGTATATCTCGTGTTTATTCTGTTATAAGAGGTGTTGTTTCAGCTAGATACATCTTAACAGAAATGGGTTTAAGAAACTATAGACAAGGACAAAAAGAACTTTTAACAAAGTTTTTAACAGATCCTACAGCTATCCACACTTTACATGATGTTGCTGTTAAAGGATTAGATGATCCGTATCACACAAGAAATTTATTTCAAATAATATTCAGCACACCAAATATGTCTGTTCTTGCGGCAAGAGCTGCAGAGATGACAGGGGTAGACAAAGATTCAGCAGAAACAGTTACAATCACTACAGATACAGGTGAGAAACTTAACGTAAATAAACAATGGGTAGATCAAGCAACAAAAGCTTTTTCTAATTTTTAGTATGCCACACTACACAAAACGATTAGGAAAGATAGTTAAAGCTCTTAACAAAGCTTCACGAACTCACAAACGACAAGCACAAATACTTGACAAGATTAACAAAGATCAGAGTAAAAGATACAATGGCAAGAAAAAGAGATAAACAACCACCTAAAACAAGAAAATACTTCAGATCTACAAAGTCTGGTGCAGGTATGACACGTGCAGGTGTTGCAAAGTATAGAAGAGATAATCCGGGAAGTAAGTTAAAGACTGCTGTTACTGGTAAAGTAAAACCCGGTAGTAAGGCGGCCAAGAGAAGAAAGTCTTTCTGTGCAAGAAGTGCAGGACAGATGAAGAAGTTTCCAAAGGCTGCTAAAAATCCAAACAGTCGATTAAGACAAGCAAGGAGAAGATGGAAATGTTAGGAAAAAAACCTAAAAAACCTATGACACCTAAACAAAAAAAGTTTGCTGCATTAGCTCCACCATTTGATAAAGCTACACAAGCAGATAGAATAGCAGGAGCTACAAAGAATAAACGTGTTGAAGCAAAAAAAGGCAGAAAGATTACTAAAAGAAAATCTAAAAAGTCTGGTGCTAAACCAAAGAACGCTGCTTTATATGCAAGAGTAAAAGCAGAAGCTAAAAGAAAATTTAAAGTATATCCATCAGCTTATGCAAATGCTTGGCTAGTGAGAACATACAAGAAACGTGGTGGAACTTACGCATAATGGCTAAACCTAAAGGTGGACTAACAAAATGGTTCAAAGAAGATTGGCGTGACGTAAAGACAGGCAAGAAGTGTGGTCGTTCTGGCAAAGAAAAGAAGTCAAGACCATATCCTGCTTGTAGACCTGCACGTGTTGCAGGAAAGATTAGTAAAGCAGAAGCTCGTAAAAAGACAGGACCTAAAGCAGTCAAGTGGTCTGTTACAGCTTCAGGTAGACGAAGAAGAAAGAAGAGAGCATAATGTGGATTCCAGTAATCACAATATTGTGGGCATTAGGTGAGAGTGCCACTTGGGTTAATTTTCCTATGGTTAATTTTCCCTTCTCATCATCAACTAAATGCTACGAATATGTAGCTCAAGTAAAATCCAGTATAACAAAGGATGATCAATATCTTAATGGGTATAGTACCTGTGTGTATATAGGTGAACCAACAGGAGAAAATACGTAGTGTTTCAATCATTAATAGGACCAATTAGTGAACTTGCAGGATCTTTCATGCAAGGTCAAATTGAAAAACAAAAAGCAAAAGCTACACTTGCACAAACAAAAGCTGCAGCAGAAGCAGAGATTATGAAGACTGCGGCCACACATGATAGCAAGTGGGAAATCATTATGGCACAAGGAACTCAAAATAGTTTTAAAGATGAACTTGTAACAATCGTTATATTGATTCCAACAATTTTAGTATTTATACCGGGAATGGAAGACATAGTAAAGAACGGTTTTGCAAGACTGAATGAACTACCTGAATGGTATACATACTTATTATTTTTAACAGTTTCAGCAGCACTAGGTATAAGGGGGTTAGATAAATGGAAAAAGAAATAGAAGAGTGTCCTTGTGGATCTAAAAAACCTAAAGTATTTGTGCATGGACATTACCAATGTGTAGATTGTAAAAGAATATGTGATGGTGATTGCTGTCAAGGAGAACAAGCAGATGGCGTGTGATGTTTGTGAAGGTGATTGCAGATGTGGAGAAGATGATTTGATTCCAGATAAAATGGCATATCAAGTAAACAAAAGAAGAATGGCATGGGTGTTAATTTTTCTAATGGGTGTTACAACTATATTGACTTTAGCTTTTCCTGATAGATTAGCAGAAGCAGAAAGCATACTTATGACACAGTATATTAGTATGTGTGGATTGGTTGGAGCATACTTCGGTTTTAGTGCAATGGGAAATAAAAAATGAGTGAAAAAAAATATTCAAATCAACCAAGAAAACCTCAAAGTTTTGGGGAAACAGTAGAAAAATACGGTAATACAGCTATTAACACTTTGAGTGCTATGGCTATTGGTGCAGGAGCTTATGGTCTTAATTTAGCACGAACAGCTAGAAGTAAAGCTGAAAAAGCAGCTAAAGCAAGATTTGATAACTTTGTTGCTGATCTTGACAAAAAAAGAGTTAAAGAATCTTTAAAAAAGAAAGGTTTTAAATTCTCTGGTGGTGGTGGAGGAGGAACTTACAATGTTGCTCAACCAATAGCAGATAAAAATTTAATGAATAAATTTGGTAAAAAATTAAAATGACAACAAATGAAGAAGATCAAGGTTGGAACAACCACGAAGATACATTTGAGGAGTCACTACGCAGAGAACTTGTGGCTGCAAGAGCTACAATCTATCTGCTTCAAAAAGATTTAGAAGAGCTTACAAAAGCTTACTACACAGTATTAGATGAAAAATATAAAAGGAACTTACAATGAAATTTGATATGGACAAGATGATTGAACAATTGGTTGATCACGAAGGACTTGAGCTACACCCTTATGAAGATAGTCTTGGCATTTTAACAATTGGTGTGGGAAGGAACTTGGAAGAAAGAGGTATATCTGAAGATGAAGCTTTCTATCTTCTTGGTAACGACATAGAAATTATATGGGATGAATTAATAAAACAACACCCAATAGTTGAAGACCTAGATGACCAACGACAAATGATATTATTAGACATGGCTTTCAATATGGGTGTTCCAAGATTAGGTAAGTTCAAAAAGATGTGGGCAGCCATAGAAGATGGCGACATGATCGAAGCCAGTAAACAAGCTCTCGATTCACGTTGGGCATCTCAGGTGGGCAGACGTGCAGAACGTCTAGCTGAAAGACTTACTTCTGGTCTTCCCCATTAGGTTTAGCAGTCAAAGCTTCTACCTGTTTACGTAGAGATACGTTCTCTCGTATAATACCATTAATCACATTAAGAACTTTGTATTTCTCATCACCAACAATGATGCGTTGAATATCATCTATTGTTAATGGTTCTTCTTTTGGTTTTTGTTCTTCAGACATTTATTTTCTCCTTTTCCAGAAATTGTGTCCAACTTAACAGTTCATCCTGTCTTGCCATGAAACAGGGTCTTCTAAATATTTGGTGATGACCAAAGCGTTTTTCAACACAGAGTTCTGAACGTGGCATCAGACCTTTTAATGTGTAAGCACCGTTCTCGCCTACCATTAAAGCAAAGTAATCAATCAATTCATTGTCTACCATTGCGATTAATTTGCCGTTGAGGTACGTGGTAGACTTCACGTCTATAGATAAATCACCTATAAAAGCATCGCCTTTATCACCACCAAATTTCTTTGACGTATATCCAAGTCTAAATACTTCATGTGGATATACTCTAGCTATTCTACAAAACGCTAATTCAGACAGTAAACCTTCTCTATCTGCCTTTTCCTCATCAGATGTAACAAGATTTGGTTTAACACCTAAATTTTTATTGTTAGAATTACGTTTTTTTGCAATAATTGATCCTAGCTCGATCTCAAGATCATTAAGTTGTATGTTAGGATAGTCAGGTACTAATACACCCGGAGCATCCGTTTCACCCATCTGAGGGTCTTTATATCGATCCATTTTTTTCACTTTCGTCTTTTTCAATGGTTGTATACACTAATTTCTCTGATTCTCTCTGTGTAGAGTCTAAAAGTCTATCAACACATTTTAAAAAAGAATGAAGATCATGTGTGTTAGGATAATCAGGTTTTTTCTTTTCAAAATATTTTAAAAATTCTTCAGGGGATACACGTTTACGTTCTAATTCTATATCTCCTCTTGACGTAAGATAATATACCAATGATTGTATAATTGTCTTATTCATCTTCTCCCTGCATAATCTTTGAAATATTTACACCTGCTTCATAAAGTGCTTGATTAAGTGGTACATCACTAGCTTTGTATCCACGACCAACCAAGAACACATCATAAGGTTCTCCTGTATCAGGATCAAAAGAAACAGATACAATAAGTCCTTCACCACAATTCATGTTTATACTAGGTCTTCTGTTTTTTTCTTTTTTCTTTGGCATCACATATCCTTATTAAATCTTTTAAATACCATTGTGCTTTTTTTAAATCTTCTACACCATTTTTATAACGATATCTCCAAAGATATTTTATTATATTTCCTTGAAGATAATATTCATAACCATCTTCTGTTGCAGCTTCAATAGCATGAATACATTCTATACTTGACTTGTTATAATGTGGTGGTTGATTTACTAAATCTAATTCATGTTCCGTAATCATCAGTGTTTCTTTTTTCCTGTACTTGTAAAAAAATCTAAAACATTTGAGTTCTTGAACTGTTCCTGTCTAGCTTCTGATATCTCATCAACTAAATCTCTTTCACCTACTTCAAGTACATAATCAATATCATTCTCTATAATCCAAAGTATACCTCTTAGTATATGATTTACAGTTAGACTATGTTTACCTTTTTTAAACTTCTCAACCATCTTCACTGAAAAAGCTTTAGGATCTAATTCATCAGGTTCAAGTATTACATAGCCATACCCACTAGGCATGACTGATAAAAGTTCTCCAACTTTCTTTGCATCTTCTTCATTCATTTTCTTTTCTCCTTCAACCATTCGTCAGGTAAAAATTTATCTGCGAATAGAAAGTTATATTTTTTACACCACTTAGCATAAGTTGTGCTGCTTAATCTACTTATTCTTAAACTTGAATCCATGAAGATAAATCTAATATCCAAAGTTGGGTGTTGTTCTTTAATAAGCAAATGCTTAACTCTATCCTTTTGATCAAAGTATCCTTTTGTTTCAATATAGATATCTTGATCAATTAGATAGAAATCAGGTTTATATTTTTTAGGTTTAGCAACGTATTCTATACTTTTACCTTCATACGTATACTCTACACCTAAATCTTTTAGGTAGTTTGAAAAGCCTTTTTCAAATCCACTTCTAAACTGCACGTGGCTTCCACCTATCTCTCATAAAAGCTATCTGATCCAATATGAACTTATGGAACATTGGTGAGTGTTTTTTTATATCATCCATCTCTGCATATAGATTATCTAAAGAAAACACTACAATTGATTCATGTTTATTCATTTTAACTTTAATCATATCTTGTGTTTCTGTAAAGTGTTTTCTTGCGAAATCAAAATCTTCATCAAGCCAAAATGAATCCTTAGTCTTAAAGCTTTTCTGTTTTATAATCAAAGGTAAACATTGATCTACATTCTTTCGTAATCTTTTGGTAAACTCTGAACCACCTACACGTTCTACGTTTTCAGGGTATACATAGTACACCAAAGGATTATCTGTTATGTCGAGATCTGTTACTTTTGATTGAAGTATGAAAGGCATTATAACTCTCCTTCTTCTGTTTCAAAATCATCTACTATTTCAAGCATACGACCTGTATCTCTATTGTATCGTAAAGCACAGGCAGGACCTGTTAGACCTGAGAACCTGTTCTTTATAACTCTGACACGTGTTGTATGTCTTTCTTCTATGTCCTCTGCCTGTCCATTTCTTTCCAAGCCAAGAACAATATCACTAAGCTGACCAATACTATGAGATCCACGTAGTTGAGCTAGAGATGTAACTCCACCTTCTTCATGTGATCCGTTGGCAGGTCTTCTTAGATGACTTGCTATCATCAAACAAATCTGCAGTTCCTGTACAAGTGTACGTAGTCGTGTCATTATTTCATCAAGACTTCTACGTTCATCACCTGTCTGTTGTGAACTTACAATAATTGTTATGTGATCTATAATTACATATTTACAACCAAGAACTTTAGCAAAGTATCTTACTCTGTTTACAACTTCATCTATCTCATTAGAACCAAAGTGATCAAACAGATAGATACGTTTCTTTCCCATTGTTTCATCAAAAGCTTCTCGCAGTTCTTCATCTGTGTATTCTACTTTTGGTAGATGTATTGGTTTGTTGAGGTGAAGTCCTGTAATAGCCTTTGCAGTCTTTGCTACATCCTCTTCAAGAAACATCAGTCCTATATTGTCCTGTGTTTCTTTCAGCATATGATACACTATCTCACGTAGAAAGCTTGACTTACCAATACCTGTTCCTGCAGTTATTGTGATAAGTTCTGACATTCTTATTCCGTAAGTTAGATCATTCAAACCAACATAGGGATACAGACAAGAAGGTAGTGTAGGACCTGCCATAACTGCTTCAAGTAAATCATGTCCTGCTACTATGCCTTCTAGTTGTGGTGCTTCTGCAGCCCACCATTCTCTAGTAAATCTTGAACTTTCATCGTTCTGTAGATATTCATTGGCATCTTTGTAGGACATACGCATGATACGTGCTTTTGGTGATAGAAGTTCTGCAGCTTTTTTACTTGCCTGTCTACCAACTTCATCATCATCAAAACAAATAACTATACAATCAAATGATATTAACCAATCGTAGCTTTCTCTTATGTCTTTTGCTACACCTGACACACCATTTCTTAAAGACACACAAGGATATTTTGATCCTAACATCTGAAAAGCAGACAGTGCATCTATCTCACCTTCTGTTAGTGTTATATACTTTGCACCTTTGTTGAATAAGTTCTGACCAAACAGTAAAGATTTCTTTGAAATACCTTCATACGAAAATCTTTTCTCTGTCGTGCTACGAACTTTATAGCCAATTCTTGCATTGTCTGAATCATAATAGGGAAACTTTATAGAGTTCTTTGTTTCAACAACATTATATTTTTTTATAGTCTGTTGTTGTATTTTTCTTTTATGTAAAGACATTGTTTCTTTTTTTCTTATAGTTAGATTATCTAACATTTTAATTACATTGTCTGCCTTTGTGTGTGTAGAACATGAAAAGCAATAAGTTGAACCATCACTGTTCTTTGCTAAAGCATCTGAACTTCCACAGTCAGGACAGGGTAGATGTGATTCCACGATATCTGACATCTATAGTACCTCTTCCACGTTGGGTAAAGTTTCTATGTGAGTTAAATATACACGACCCCTCGCATATTTAAATACACGTAGACCTTCACCATTGTTAACATCTTTCCAACACTCATATTTAAAAGCACAGAACGTACAATTCTTATCTAGTTTTTTGTTGCCTGTCTTTCCCTCAAACTGTTCCTCATAACATCTTTGAGGTGGAACGTCAGAATCTAATATTTTCTTTAAATACTTAATACGAGAAACTGCATCTTCTAAATGTGATTTATCTATGTGCATCAAAGCCATATCAGCAGTCTGTTTGTTTACTGCCCAAAAAGCTGCATCCTTGTTTTTTGATGCCTGAGAATATGCAGATATCTGTGTTATGTATCCAAATGGATCGTCTTCGTATAATTTACTATTCTTAAACTTATCGAAGGAGTAAGCAGATGTTGATTTTACATCCACTAATACTCCATCGATTTCTGCATCTTGATGCCCTTTAACATCATCAAGAAGCAGTTCTCTTTGCCTATGCTCAACCTTATGACCTGACACTTCAGCCAAGAGCAAGACAAGTTCCTCAATCATATGACCATAAAAGAATTTAATAAGATGACTTCCACTAAACGTGTCAAGATCATCTATCGTATTCTTCTGATACCAAAGTTTTCTAGCAGGAGTTCCAAGAGCAGACATACGTAGTCTAAACTTTTCTTTATTCTTTTCCTTCTTGCTTAAAAACTCTTCGATAAGCTCTCTCATATTCTTTGAGAACTTATCGATAGAGGATTGATGACGTTGTATATCTACACCTTTTTCAGCTAAATCTACAACGTCATCAATTAGTGTGTCGATGGTTTTCACAGTTCGTCTTCGATCTCTTCTTCTGCATCCAACTCATCATTGCCTGTGTACTCAATGAGATTAGTAACCATGACGGCTTTAATCCCTGCAGAAACACCTTTGTTTCCGTTCATTGACCATTCATACAGATCAACACTACACTTTACGGCAGAACCATTGCCAATCTTGACATTTTCATCCCAAGACCTTTTAGCTCTGTCCATAACCTTTGGTGGGAAAGTAGACTTAGCAGTAATAAAACTACCTTTTTCTGCCTTATCTCCTTCACCTGACTTTACCTTCAATCCTGCCTTTTCTAATTCTTTGACAGTCTTGCTATCAAGATTGCAAATATCAATCTGATACTTATCAGACAATGTATTCTTATCAAATACACTTGCCCACATTGCATTTCCACGTACTATCATAAATACCTCACTTTCTTTGTTAGTGCGTTTCTGCCCAATTGTTTCCTTGCCTAGCTTCTGCATTAAGGCGAACTCTCATATTAAAGAATTTACCTACATCTTGCATAGTGCTATCTGCAAGTTCTATTATATGAGTTGCATGATCTTTGTCAACTTCATATTGTAGTTCATCGTGAATTGTGTTGACCAAATGGGCATTTAGTCTTTCACGCTGAATTGCTTCATCCATAAAAATACTCCATTGTTTACAAACAATAGCACCTGCACCTTGAAGTAAAGTATTAAGTGCAGCGTGTTGATGTCTTATGAATATTCTTCTTCCGTCAAGTCCACGTATATGTCCTCTTTGTGCAGCAGTTTGTACTTTGTCAATCAGACGTTGTAAACTTGGTAAATTTTTTAGAAATCTCTTTTTAAGTGCAGTGCCGTCAGCAGGACTTCCGTTGACGATCTTTCCAATCTTGGCAACTCCTGCTCCGTATAAAAAGGCATAGATAAAGGTCTTAGCCATATCCCTTGTAGGCAACTGTGCTTTCTTTTGGTTCTCTGTGTGTGGATCGCCATCAACAACAATAGAGGAGTAAATCGGATCTCCCATATAATGTGCCAACATTCGTAGTTCCAAACCTTGAGCATCCATCCCAACAAGACAGTATCTTGATGTATCTTGAACTGTCCAACATGACCTTGATTCATATCCATATGGTTTTCTCACTGATATTATGTTAGCCATGTTAGGATCAGAGTGACTCATTCTACCTGTAACTGTACCTAAAGTTTGTACTCTACCATGTACACGACCATCCTTACCTAGATTGTCAAGCCAACTATTAATTGTTTTCCATCTTGTTTCTAGCATCTTCCATTCAGCTACCTTCTTTGCAACTTCAGGAGCATTGTCAGGTAGTGTTGCTAAATTGTTCTCTGTTACTCTTGGTGTACCTTTTGGAGTAAAATCTACAGGCTTCCAACCAAATTCATTCATACGTTCTACTATCTGCTTTGGACTATCTAGGTTGAACTCTTGGTACTTAAACAAAGTGCAGTCACCACTAATGTCATATCCACGTAGACCAATCTTAGATATACTTCCGTCTTTCTTAAATTTTACCTTGACCTCTTTGTCAACAACAGGCTTTGGCTTTAACTGCATACGAATGTCAGACTTAATTTTGTCAGCCTTAGACTTTGTTTCGATATACAGAGTATGTGCTTTTTGTTCATCCAAATAGAAGCCATGCTCTGTTTGTCGTCTTATCACATCTCTAATTTTATGTTCAAGTTCGATAGACTTGTCAGAAAATTTATATTCCTCTTTGTCCTTTGTCAGCTTGTTATAAAGTTTTTCTGTCAACAACACATCATTCTTACAGTATGTCACCATCTCTTCTGAGAAGTTGTCAAAGTTGTCAAAGGATATTTTGTCAAAACCTAATCTAACACCCCAAGCTTTCAAACTATTACCACCTTCTCTTTGTGGTGAAAGTATCTGAGATAGGACAAGAGTGTCATACAGTTTGTCAATTGTCAGATTAGTTCCCCAAAGCTTGTCAAGTATAGGAGCATCAAAGTCAATGATGTTATGTCCTATGAACTTGTCAATGTCAGTTGTTTCTTTTTTAAATTTGTCAGGATCAGTGTACACTTGTACCTGTTTGTCAGTTGTGCTCTTCACACAACACACATAAATTTTTGTAGCATCTAATGAGTCTGTTTCGATGTCAACGAAGGCGATAACTCTACCTTCGTTGACATCCATAGGAGGAGTCTTGTCATCCATAACGACAACAGTGATAATGGAAATAAACAAATGAAGTAGTTATGGCTAAACATTGGTAGAAAGGTATAAAAAAACACCCAATATTTAAATACTTACACTTTACCACAACTACTCCTTGTCACTATGGATATCATGTGTATAATTTAAATATGGTGAGGTTGTCAATATGAGAAGAAAAAATATTTCAAATATGTTTTGGAATGGTGTGTTAAAGCCAAAAAATCCAATGGCTGAAGAACTACATAAAAATAAATTATTTAAACCAAAAATAAAAAAAGATAAAAAAAAGTTTGACAGGAAAAAAAATAAACTGTACTTAAAAGACCTATAGAGAGATTGTTATTGTAATCTCTATATGTAATCTTTATAGAACTTTATAGGAGAAGTATTATGATATTTAAAAAAGAAGGTTATGTTCGCAAAGATTCCTATGACTTGTTATGGGATAAATGTGAAAGATTAGAAGAAGAACTTAAAAATAAACCAAAGGCATTAACTAGTCAGATATTTAAGTTAGAACGTGAAGTATCTAGATTACGTTCAAACATTATGCGTTTGTATGATGAACAAAATACCATTGGTGATAGATATGTTTTCTCAAACATACCTAATGATCATTATGGAAAATGGTTTGTACAGATGATGCAAATATATCTCAATAATAAAAGCTATACAATGAAAGCAAGAGGACAATATCTAGATAAAGATAAATTGTCTAAAGGTGAAAGTTGGAGAAACTATACTTATGGACAACCATTACATAAGTCTAAGTGTATTCGTTTGTATATTGACAAAAAGAAAAAAGGGAAAGCCTAATGAGTGATAGATTGAAAAAGCTTGTAGAAGAAAACTTAATGTTTAAAGAGCTTGTAAAGTACACTCAACAGGACTTGGATGATTTGTTCTTTGAGTATGATCGTATGTCTTCGAGTGGTAAAGAAACTCTTGATCGTTTAGCTAAAATGTATGCGTTAGATTATAACAAAAGTGATGCAAAGGAGATTAGAAATGCCTTATTTAAATAATCATTTTCATGTGTATGATCAACACAAAGACATAGCTTTTCAAATCATAGGTAAAGGTAATTTTATTCGTTGGATAAATAATGCAAACGAACTTGACAATAAACTAGTCAGTGTTGGTAGATACAAATACTTTTCAACCTATACAGAGATGAGTGATTACTTAATAAAGAAAAGAAAGGAGTCTAGGTAGATGATAGTCTATAGTGCTTTTAATGGATACAGTGGTGGTCATCTTGCTCTTGATAGAGCAGATAGAAAAGTAACCAAGATGTATATCAGTGAAGTTGATAAATACTGTAATGCAGTAACTAGATATCATTATCCTGATAGT